CCGAGATTCAACGACCACACCCCCGCGGCCGAGTAGTCGTTCCAACCCGAGCCGGAGATCGGGCACAGCTCGTTCACCAGCGCCTGATAGAGCTGGTCCTGCCCGAACTGGGTAGTGCCAGATGCGCCCCAACCGCCCGCTACAGGTAGCCCTGCTCCTGCTTTTGCCCACTCTGTGCCAGATGTAGCTGCGCTGAGAACTGGGTTCGAACCGCTACCGAATCGCTCATAATTCGCGTTGTTTGGATAGGTTGTGAGGAATGGGAAGGTGATGGCATCAAATTGCGCTGCGACACCAGTAGCTCCCCAGTGGTCAGTAGACAATGTATTGCCACTGGTCACGTTCTTCATCGCCACACTGGTCTTTAATGCGTACAGCGTACCGTAGCGTGATGTCCCGCCAGAGGTGTAAGCAGCGAATGCGGTTGAGTTAACCCCATCCAGTGTGAAGTTGTCGGCATCAACAACGGTGGCTGTGAATAATTTACCATTCAGCTCCACCATGCCGACGATGTTGAATATCTCGACTACAGCACCCGTGACCAACCCATGGCCAACTGAGGTGATCTTGCACGGGCTTGCCTGTGTCGCTGCGGTGATGGTTTTGGATACGCCGATGCAGTTCAGGCCAGGGGTGATCTCCCATATATTCCCGTTCAGATCGGCGATGCCAGAGTTCTGACCGTTGTGGGTGGTCTTGGCAAATGGTAGACCGCTGCCTGTCTGCCCGCAGTTAGGGTAGCCATCAGTGGTATAGACAACAGTTACATCACTAGCGTCGTGCAGAGCATTATTGTTGTTGCCTTTGGGGAAGTTCGCCCCCACTTGATACCACGCGCAGTAGGTCGTTGCTGTTGAGGCGTTAGCATGTGCCAGCGCCAGCAATGCCAGTGCGGAATAGATGAATCGGCTACTTGGGAAGAACGATGCGCCGCGTGTCTTGCAGGCCGCAAAGGCGCTGGCGTAGATATTGGATGGAGCGCCAGTCAGCCCGCTGAATGGGTTGTGCGCTGCATTGGATGAAAGCGGGTTGCCATTCTTGAGTGACGACGCGGTACCTGCGTTGTTGCTAACCTGGTACTTGTCTACCATTACCCCGCGCTGTACCACACCACCATCATAGAACGCACGGTGCAAGGCATAACCCTCTGCCACTGCATGAGCAGCGGATGCATAGGCCGACTCTGGCTTGATGTCTACCAGGTTGGCGGCTAGGCCGTTCGTTCCATCGCCGTATTTGTAGAAGAACGCTGGCACCCATACCATCACCGAGCCGTCGCTGTAAGTATAGTTTCCGTAATTGTCAGTTGTTGGGTCTGATGTGCCTGCCATTGGTGTAAATCCAGCAGGTAGTGCCGGACAGATACCAATACCAAAACCTTGAGTGCCAACCCTTCCGATGTCATTTACGGCAAGCCTTATCCAGCGTGGATCGATGAATCCATTAGCATCTGCAAGCGGAATTTTTCCGGCAGAGGGTGTGAGTGATGCTGTTCCACCCGTCACTACGGCCGCTGCTGAGGCTGCTGATGCAGCCGCCTCGGCGGCCTTCTGAGTTGATACAGCTGCGCTGGCGGTAGAGGTAGATTGTGCAACCTGTGCCGAAACTGCACTTGCAGCAGCATTCACTGCTATTTGCTGGTTGTACTCCGCATCCGCCTTTTCGGCAACACGGTTCACTTCTGCCTCTAGCGTGACCGCATCTGCCATTAGGGTAGTCCTGAGAGTAGCTCCGGAGGGTGCAGATGGAAGTGTTTTTGTTTGTAATGTGATCATTGTATTTTCCTTTTGTTATCCGATTACTTGAGAAATGAAGCAACCCTTTCCGCCATTGGTTGATATGCCTATTGCGCTTGAATAATTAGCGCCTGGCAGACCGCCAGATATATTTACATTCGCTTCAAGTACCGCCATCACTGATAGGCCATTGCTATTTTTTTCCGCTAATGCAATAAAACTCCCGCCGCCGCCGCCACCGTTATGAATTGATCCGTCGCTACCTGATAAATTTACAAATCCCTGCGTCAAATAAATTCCGCGACCAACCAACATTAGTCCAGCACCTGAATCGCCGCCACGAAAATACATATAAATATTAAGGTCTGTCCTCCATAATCCCCCAGCTGCCTGCCCGCCAGTCAGAACGGTCGGAAGACCAATCATATTGATCATAGACCCCCCAGATTGGGTGCCTCCAACGCTGATGATTGGAGTCGCATCAAATATTGGTGGCGCTCCAAATAGAGTTTTATTAACGGGTGCAAGAAATGGGTTGTTTGAAAGTCCATTCCCGCCGTATCCGCAAAAACCTTTTGTGCTTCCAATATATTCTGAAATATTGCGAGCTGTAGATTGTGAAATTGTAGTTCCTGCACCTACTACCCCACGACCTGCACCATCTACTATCCCATTGATGGTAATTACCCCAAGCGAAAAGATTCGCACCGTTCCATTAATAGTGCAGGTACTTCCTAGTGGTAGGGTGACGTTTCCGTCATACCAGTAATCGCCTGCTACAAAGTTATACCCGTTTGGGATGGTATGGGGTCCACCTACCGCTCCATGAGTGGTTATTTTTGTGCCGACCTGGTATGCGCTATCTGCAACTGCTGGGGGTTGATATGTTGGTGTTACAGGGGTTGCTACCACAACTGTTGTTGGGGATGATGCAATAGCACTTATAGTCTCAGTCGCAGTGATATTAGTCGTACCGTTGGCTACAGCGGTGATTACTGCCGCCGCGCTAGGGCCGGCAGGAACGGTAGCGACCGCAGGATTACTCGATGCCCAATTGAATGTTTTTCCGTTCAGTTGGTCACCTGCCACATTGCGCGCTAGTGCAGTGGCTTGTTGGGTTTGGGTGGCTGAAATACTTATGGCGGATGGGCTTATCGTCACGCTTGCTGTGGTGCCGCTGACAGCTGCTGCAGTCACGGTGACCGCAACGGTATTAGATACTTTAGATCCTGCCACTGCGGATACAGTGCCTGTACCAACTGCTCCTGCGGTCACCAACCCTGTTGTATTAACGCTTACATTACCTGTAGAGATCCATGAGATCGCTGGGGTGGGCACCTGCATTCCTGTGGCATCAAAACTACGCGCTACTAATTGCTGCGTTCCTGTTGTTTGGATGCTGACAATGTTAGGTGATACCGCGATGCTAGCCACCGAGCCAACTCCTTGAAACCAGAAGTTTGCCAGCTCGGGTTGGGCGATGCATTGGATAGTGACTTCACCAGTTGTAGGGACTAGCTGGGTAGATAGAATCTCAAAAGCGCGGTCCAGAGGTGAGCTTGTAAATATATCTCTAATTGGTAGTGTGACACGCACCAAATCGCCAATCTCCATTTCACCCATCTTTGGTAGCAAGGTGAGGCTGATCTGCATTGGTGGGCGTGAATAGCGCGCCAGTACCCGTTGGAAGCGTTGGTAAAGTTGGTCTACGTATTGAGAGCCTGACGGTACGCCTTGCGCCACATATTTAAGTTGCTGCGCATCTCCCCATTTTTTAACGCTGGCAGAGTCAATAAATAGAGTTGATCTAATATATTTTCCGCTTAGTTTTGGATATTCATCGTAATCGATCCATAGCTGATTGGCCAGCGTTTGGTAGTTGTAGTTCAGATCACCCCACTTCACCACATTGTTACGGTCAAGCGTCACTGCGCAATTCTCTTTGATTGCATTCCCGATGTCGTTATAAGCGCGGATGCTGTACTTTCCGTCGCCGCGCACAAATCCAAACGATCCAATGATTTTATGGATGCTATCTTCAATGAATTTTTTCCCGCTCACGCCCTTATTGAGAATGAATTCAAACTGTAGGCCATCTCCAGGTGCCGGGGTGGTGGCGCTCAATCCCGTAAGTAGTTGTCCTACTTGTAGCCAGTCAGCCTCGGCGACATCGTTAATGCTATCCATACCGCATCCCCAGTGCGCTGGGTAGGCATCATAAGCACCGTTGGCGCCTGCTACCCCAGATGACTCCATGATCTTCAGCATCATGGTGATTGGGTTTTCATAAAGGTAGATTATTTCATCTACTTTTGTACCTATGGAATGCGCTGCGGCAGTAGTGCCAAATCTCCCGCGATCAGGTGCGGCCACGGTGAAGCTATTAGCGGCGGCTACCGTCCAGCGCATGATTTCATCGTCGATCTTGATAAATCCACTGGCGCCATAATTGGTTGATGTTGATAGCTTGAAATTGCGCGCATCCTGTACTGCAAACGTCACTGCACCACTCGCAGAAATCGTTGCATTTGTTGTAGTCTGAAATGGGTTGAAGATGGTCTTTTTCAACTGCGTCTGCACATCCGCAGCGGTAAGTGTGTATTCATTCAGGGCAGATAGCTTAAGGTCTTGCACCTGCATGGTTCGTACCAAAACACGATCTACCCAGCTCATCCCCTTGAACATCTTAAAGATGCTCACGCGCTGACGGCGTAGCCCATGCCCAACTGTATCAGCGGCTTTGATAATGTCTGACACCATGCCATCATAGTCGGTCACTACCATGCTGATATTACCGATGGTGCTAACACCATTGATTGGGTCAACCTGTTGTGACATCGATCCGATGCTGTTGGCTTTCAAGACTGGAAACCATTTTGCAGGGTATGGAAAATCTGAAATATCACTCACGTCGCATGTAGAGAAGTAGATGTCATTGGTCCCATCTACACCCGATGCGCCGCTATTAAAAAACAACTCAGCCACATAGACTGGCTGTTTTGAAAGCGCTGTATTTTTTGCAAGGTAGGCTGAATTAGTGGCAAGCATATTAATTCAGCGCGAAGGTTGGCACAGTGGATGGAAATTGCACCGTAGGCAATTGCATCAGGTCGAAATCGAACTGCCATAAATATTGAGAACCCATACGCTTTGGGTCGATGCGTTGCGAAGCAACACAGCTGAAATATTCAGTTGGGTATAGATCGAAATCTGGATACCAATACATAAGCGTACCCGCCATCAGCTCTTCATTCAGTGCGGCCATGATGGCGTATTCATTTACTTGTGCATTGCGGTTTTCAACTACGTTTTGAATCGAAAACCTAAATCCTTTAGTCGAACCAAAGTTTGTCACCTCAACTACGCCAGCTGCACTGCGCGATACATTGCGTTCATCTTTGTAGTATGGATCACGTGATGAATATCCCCAGTACAAAAACAAATCTTGCTGCTCTCCCAGCGTCACCAGTGGATCGACAATGTTAGGGATCGCGCTGAAATCTGCCACCGTCAAAGGTGACTGGCGGGGCGTACTCGCTTGAGTGGTGAGGTAGGTTAGGCGGCCTCTCATGCTGGCACCGCCAACATCTGCGCCTGACGGCTGCGCGGGTCGATGATGGTGACATCTGCATTCGTAATCTGGTTCTTGATCTCTGGGATGACGGTGTTAGCCACAAAATCTTCGGTCATCACATTGCCACTGATATATACATTCACCGGTTGTGCGACAGGCTGTTGCACTTGAGCCTGTGCGCTCACTTGGTTTGGATTGGCAGTTTGCCCAGGTACAGCTGAAGATGAAACGCCGCCTGCGCTGGGCGCCGATCCTGCGCTGGCACCGCCGCCAAAGCTAGCTGAATTGATCGCGTTGATCTGCACAAGTTGTGAGGCCAGTGCAATCGCGGCATAAGCTGCACCTACGGCAGGGCCTGCTGGGCCGCCCGCTTTCATCCCAGATTCATACGCTGCCATCACCGTAGATGGCAGTGCGATCGCAGCTTCTGCCAATTTAGCTACTTTCATAACCTCGAATGACGCACGAGAATGTGAGGCTGATGCCATCAGGGTTTGTTGCAACATACCGGTGTAATATAAAAACTGCTGTTTTGCAGTCATTTTTTCAAACTCAGAACGTGAGAATCCGCCACGCTCTATGATGGCTTGCATCGATGCTTCATGCGCTTCTTGCGCAGAGGCTTCCATCGCCTTGGCGCGCCCGTCCTCATCGCCCTTCATGGATCGATAGTGCGCGGCCAGATTGAGGCGGTCTGTATAGGCTTTCTTTTCAATTTCCAGCGGAGACATAGAAGCCTTGTTGGCTTTGTTATCGTAAGCCGTCGCGCCACCTGCCTCATCCTGCGAAATCTTGTTGCGGTCAAGCTTTCCTTGTATTTCAATTTCTTTCAGTTTTTCATTCTTGCTACGCGCCAGCGCTAGTTCGGCTTCAAGATAGCCACGCTCGGTTGCGAGGTCTTGCAGGGCGATTTCTTTTTTGGCTGAGTAGAATTCACGCTCACTGATCTGCATTGCAGCCAGTTGTGCATCAAGCTGCTTTACATGTTGCTTAGCATATTCGCCAGACGTTTTAAGTTCTGATTCGAGCATTGCCATCGCAGCGGAATATTGCTCATCTTTGGATTTTTTAATCGCTGCTTTGGCGGCATCGCCATAGCCATCGAATGTTTTCTTGGCGGATTCTTGCGCAGCCTGTGTGACTTTTGGCGTGCTGTTTTCCCATACCTTGGCGATGCTATCCATATCGCCTGACATGTTGCTGACCATGGTATCGCCCATATCGCTGAGCGCATTTTTGGCGGCAGAGAAATCTCCTTGCAGGGCCAACATAATGGCAGCGGCAACGCCACCAAATACGTTGCCCAATGCGCTAAATACACTCTTGACGATGACACCGCCTGTTACCAGTGATCTGAGTGTTACATCGAGCCCGTCTGATATTTTCTTTAGGTTGTCAGTATTGGTAGCACTATCCACCATTACCTTCGAGAGGCTGTCAAAGGTGGGAAGCATCTGCTGCATGATGGTATTGGCGATGCCTTTTCCAGCCAACCCCATTGTGGCGAATCTATCATTCACTGCTTCGGCGGCAGAGGCCGTGCTTTTGCTCAGGGTCAATCCTAGTTTATCAGCGAGATCAGCATTTTCTTTGAGGGCGGAAGAGCCCCCGTTCAACATTGGGATCATCGCCGCCCCTGATTTGCCGAAGATGTCCATCGCCAGGGCAGTCTTACCTGCCCCGTCGTTCATCCCGGCGAAGCGGTCGGATACTTCGGCCATCACTTGGTCGTTACTTTTCAGGTGGCCGCTGGCATCTTTGATACTGATGCCCATCGCGTCAAAGGCTTTTTTACCTGTGCCGGTGCCGTCGGCAGCATCGATGATGTTTTTGGATAGCTTCCCCATACTCTTGGCCAGCGCTTCCATGTCTATATCAGACAGTTTTGCAGAGACTGACATGCGGGATAGGGCTTCGGTGCTAACGCCTGTTGATTGCGCCAGCTTGCCAATTTTGTCGGCGGCATCCAGTGAATCAACGATCATCTTGGCAAACATGCCGCCTGATAAAGCACCTGCCAGTGCAGTCACTTTGCCGTGCAGATTCTCTATGCCGACCTTGGCAGAATCAAAACCAGATTGCGTCTGGTCTTTGGCGGTGATGAGGATTTCAGCGACGTTGAGTGACATGTCAGTTCTCGTTTATTTTTTCCACAATCGCCAGTTCCATCGCGCGGATGTCTTCAAATACTTCAGGCGCATTTTCAATACTGTGAATGCGCAGGATGCTTTCTAACGCGCTGTAGTCAATCCCGCATATCTGTTCGCGTTCGCCGTTTCTGCGATACCTAAATTGAGTTGTGCAACGTAAAAAAATACCCAGCGCAATGTTGTTCTCAGGCCAAATTTCAAATGATTCTTGTGGATTTCCTACCGCTTCCTGCAACAATTCCAAAGGGATTCCATAACGGGCTGCATCCTCTTCAATTTGTGTATTTTGCTCTGCTGCATTTGTTGCGCCGCCACTCAACCAATGGAGAGCGGCGGCAATTAGTTTTTTACGCGCGCCCCGTTGATGCTGGCAAAAAAAGCAGTGATGACGGCCGCTTCGACTGGGTGAATATTCAGCACAGCGTCGAGATTTCCAACCGTAAATTCGAGATCACCATCAGAGCCTTTGATACCAGCCCAACCCAAAACAAGATCGTGACAAATTTCACGATCCGATACTTTATTGGTGCGGATGCGTTCTTTCAAATCGTCAATTTCTGTTTTCGTGAGGCGCTTGAAATCAATATCAAAAGTCTGCTTGTTGGTATCGCCAGGCAGGGTGACTTCAACAGGTACGATGTAGCTGGGTGATGTGGTAACTTTGAACATGTTTACAGTACCGTTATGGTAAGTTCGTCGTTGCCAGTAGTAGGTATCAAATCGCCCGTCATGGTCATCGTCTCTACGCCGTTGGCGCTGCCCAAAGTCGGTGCACCCAACTGCACAGCAGGTGCGGAAACGCTGAATTTATTACCCCCAACCGTGCCGTGAGTCATCGTGAATGCGCCTGTAGTGCCAAGTGCCGCGATGCTGAAATAATCTTTCAGCGCCATCGTTGGGCGCTCCAAATCAAATGACGCTACAGGCTGGCGGTCGGTGAATGTGACTTCTTCCAAACCAATAAGATTGCGATATGACATCGTATTGGCAAGATCAAGATTCGCGCTGATCAGAGCGGCCGCATAACCATGCAGACTGACTGGCGTAGTGTTGGCTTGGGTGACCGCCACCGGCTTGGTCGCGCTGAATGTTGGTGTAGGTAGTACAGTGTCGGTAGGTAATGCATATAGGCCAGTGAACTTGAAGGTAAGCATTGGCACAGCGCCTTGCGTGAATTTCAGCGATACCGAACCGCGTGCGCCTAAAATCTTATGTTGCACACCATCGACGCAGTAGTACAGCGTGACTGATTGTTCTGCGCTTGATATAGGCGCATACACTGCGGACACACCCGCATTGATGGTTTCACCCAGCGCGCAGCCCTTGAGTAGCACACCATATTGCGGCGCGGTTCCCGCAGCACCAGCGCCAGCGATCTCTACATCAAAGGTGAGTTGTACATTTTTGCCGGCGATGATTTTCCCATCGTTGGAAAAATATGGTTTGATCACATTGCGTGCCGCTGACAACAGCGCCATCGGTGTCAGTTTTGGATTGATACACAGGATGGCGTTGGCCGCTCCAGTGGGCAATGAGTCTGTGCCGTAGGTGCCTTCAATTTTTGCAAGCAATACTACTTTTTTCGATTTTAATGCCATCTCACACCTCGGCTGGTTGGGTTGTTGTTACGGGTGCGGACAAAGCCGCGAAAGGGTCTGGCTCAGCTTCACGTGCGCAATTGCCTTGTGGGTGATTGCGCGTCTCTTCGACGCGGATGCGCTTGCCATTTTTATCCACGAGGTAACTTCCGCCCTGCCCTGCAAATTCATCTTGATAATCCATATCAACCTCTCACATCGGGTGTGGTATCGAGTACCCAGTACTCAATCAGGTAACTCATCGTTGCTTCGCCAGTTGGCTTTTCACCATCGCCTTTAAGTTGGATACGCGTATCGACCAATGTCACATTTACACTCAAGCCACCAAGAAATCGGTCTGCTGCCAGCGCTTTTTCTACTTCCAAACAAATCTGATCGAGCTGATCATCAATTGCATCACCACGCGCCAAGGCTTGCACGGTTAGGTGCGCCAGCCGATTGATATTGCGCGGTGTATTGGCGGCCAAGCTGCCTTCGCTATAGCTGCTCACCGTATCGGCATCGGCCATCACCAAGATGCCTGGCAATTCTGCCTCGCTCAGTGGCCATACACGGTTCGGATATACCTTGGAACCTGTTGTCGCCAACCCAGTCAGGAGGGTGACAACCGCATCTCTAATTTGCTTGCGAATGTGCGCCATCGTTAAATCGCCGACAGTTGCAACACTGTCATGCCGTTGCCATCCGGTTGAATCTCGCGCACTTTGAAAGTGCGTGCGCCAATCACTAACAACGATCCATGCACAGCTGCGCTTGCTGTTACGTCTGCTGTTTTAACATGCGCAAATGGGTTGAAATCTTCGACCATACCTAGTTGTTGCATGTACGCTTCATCAAAAATAACGTTGGTTGCAAAACCATTGAGCGTGGCAGACTTGGCAAAGTCCGCAGGATTCATAAACACGTCCAATGGTTCGGCAAACATTATTTATTTGCCTGGTGCGGGTGGCTGAGCGATTTGCGCTAAAGAAGCGGAAACGGCGGCAGCTACGGCAGCATTAAACTCAACTGTGCCAACGGCAGGAATAGAGGCGGCATTTGCAGCGATAGCGGCTGCTTGTTTTGCTGCTTTGGCTGCGGCGATAGCGATGTCTTTGTCTTGAGTGCCACGACCCGACGATAAGATCGCAGCTACATCATCTGGGGATGCATCAATAGCCTCGCCTACAGTGACTACTTGACCCTCATACATCAGGGCTTCTATTGCATAAATTCTTGGCATGTCTTTCTCCTAAATTATTTAAAAAAAAGAGAGGGCGGGTTCGCCCTCTCATTTCATTACACTGTCAGGCCATCGGTCATCACTGCGAAGCACGCTGGGTTGCGCACTGCGAAGTCGATGAACTGGTTAGCAGTTAAACGGTACTGACCGCTCGATGCCAAGGTGTACGGATCCACAACAATGTCCAAACCACCGAACAAAGCCAACAGCAGATTCGACCAGTCGCTTGAAAATGCCAACGAGCTAGTGACGCCAGCTGCTGTTCCTTTGGTGCCGTTGCTGACCATATTGTTGGTCACGCCAGCACGGTAGCCATTGAGCGGTTGTGCACCGTTGTCCCACAAGAAGTTAGGGAATGTGGTGCCGACCTTAGGTTGTGTCTTCGCCCAGCCGCGAGTCTTGGTGTTGATGATGTAGCCAGCCAATTCGTCAGGCTCGGCGTTGGCATTCGCGCAAGCGGATTCCAGACCAACCAAGTGCGACCAAGTAACCTGTGCGCCGTTGGTGCCGCCCACTACAGCGCCGATACCAGCCTGATTGATCAAGCCGCGTGGTTGTGGTGCAGTACCTGTACCATTGATACCGAAGTTGTCGATCATCACTGCCAAGCCAGCAGAGAGATCGGCATACAACATCGCATCGACATCCAAGCTGGATTGGATCAGTGCCTGCTTAGAGTAAGGGATGGTGCCGCCGACGCGTTTTGGAGAGAGCGAGATTTGGGTGGTAGTTGGATTGGTGTCCGTGAAGGTCGCTAGTTCAGTTGCATTCTGCAAAACAGAAGCCGCAGATTTACGTGGAATAGCGATGTTGGATGTCAGGCCGCCCAAGATACGGATGCCCATCTTGTTCAACACAAGCGCATTACGCAATACATCTACGAATTCGCCACCCAGTACAGACGTTTGCACCAGATTGCCCGCATTGCCAGCTGTCGCCACATCAAACGCACGTTGTGCACGTTGCGCTTGAATACGGTTGGCGATTTCAGCGGGAACGAAGAAGCCTTCAGGCGACATTCCGGTGCGTTTAGAGACGGCTTCCGATGCAGCTAGCTCAAGACCTGCATTTTTCCAGTCTTTGTTTGCGGCAGCATGGATTGCACGTGCGAGTGAATATTCACGTGTCTCATCGCTGTTCATACCGATGTTGATGTCGTTTGTGTTGCTATGCTTGGTCGTGATCTTATCCATGATCGCATTCTGGAATTCAGAAACGGTCTTGCCGGATTTGATGTACTCGCCAACCAACTTGTCAGCACCATACTTGGTGTATGTTTCGGACAGCGCGAGCAAATCTGCTACGCGTTTTTGCTCGGCTTGCAAGCCTTGATTTTCTTCAGCCATGATAGCTTTCCTTTCGATGATTACGATGGGTTCGGGTTGTACTGCTGGGGTCGCCGGTTCCACCTGGCTGGGTGCGGCTGCTACTCCCGTAGCGGCTGCTCTGCCAACACCGACCGAGGTGTCAGCAGGGATAGATACGATGGAGATTTCAAACGGAGTCCACTTGGTGACGCGGAAAACAGGATCGCTATCAGCCGCTTCAGATTTGGCTGCGCGGGTGGCGAAGTTTTCGCCGTGCAATTCTTTTTGACGTGCTTCAAACTCTGCCCAAGAGAAGCGGCGCAGTTGGCGATCTTCGCCTTCGCCATCATCTGCTTCCAACTCATCGATCATGTAACCAACCGATACCAGTGAGCGAATACCATCTTGTACGTCTTGAAAAATCTCATTCGCTAGTTGGCCACGGCCAAAGCGCACTACAGCACGACCTACTTTGTCGGTGTCGATTTGGGCGGTATCAATAACGCCGATCTGATCTTCAGTATCGTGATTGAGCAATAAAGGATGGCGGCCATCGGCAAGGCGCGATAGATCACATGATCCGGGTGCATGGTCCAGGATCTCGATGCCGAACCAACGTTCGTAAGGGGCTTCGCTGCTGAATGCCAGAGGCACGGTACGGGTCGTCACATTAATTGTGCCGTCGCGGGTGATGTTGAATTGGCGTTGGAATTTCATAGTTGAATCATCCTTTCTTAGGTGCAACATTTTCACGGGCGGAAGTTGCAATCTTTTTCAAGCTACTAAGAGCCACGCTTCTTCAGCTGCGCGGATTTTTTGTGGCCTCACAAATCGTTTTATTTTTACGATACCTAATACGCCGACCGCATTACATTGCGCATCCTCAAGCTGTATGGATGCGGATGCATTGATTGTTTGGTAATAAGTGGGGCGTAGATAGATCGGGCTGAAATAGGTGTTTTTACTACTGCCGCCGGTCTTGGGTCGGTACACCAAGGCCGTCGCAAAACACTCGGCATCATCTAGCGTGATGTCTGCACTGGCATTGATCGCTGCATAGCCAGAGCCACTGGTGGCAAAAGCACCAGCCTGCGTATCATCCAGTGTGATGCTGGCAGTGGCGTTGATCGAGAGTGAGGAGGTGGATATGCACGCCAGATCGTCCAGCGGGATAGAGGCGCTGCCATCGAGTGCGAGTGAGGCTGATGATACGGTGGTGGCATCCTCAAACGTGATGGACGCTATCGCTGTGATGGCTGGCGTACTGCTGACCGTGCCAGATGCGCTGAGAGAAGCATCCCCCAGAGTGATACTGGCAGTGGAATTAATCGAGAGTGATGCAGTGGATGCGCACGCTATATCATCCAGCGGAATAGAGGCGCTGCCATCGAGCGCGAGTGATGCAGATGATGCAGTTGTGGCATCCTCCAGCGTGATGGCCGCTGTCGCTGTGATGGCGGGTGTACTGCTGACAGTGCCTGATGCGCTGACAGTTTCATCCTCCAGCGTGATACTAGAAGTGGCATTGATCGAGAGTGATGCGGTAGATACGCACGCCAGATCGGCTAGCGGAATAGAGGCGCTGCCATCGAGCGCAAGTGAGGCTGATGATACGGTGGTGGCATCCTCTAGCGCGATAGCCGCTGTCGCTGTGATGGTAGATACACCGCCGCCGCTATCGGCAGCTTGTAACATGCCGCCGCCGCGCAACCAGTCCCATTGGGTCCATGGTGCGGGTGGTGCGTTAAAACTTACATCGTAGCTTCTGCCATCATTCAGTGACCAGGCATTGGTTGCGGGTGCGGCTTCAAACGCGACCAGTATTGCCCGACCGTCGAGTAACGACCAGACGTTCTCTGCCATGATTAAGCGGCGATTGCCGCCTCAATGTCGATCGCTACTTGAGCGTTCATCGTAGCGATACCTTGAGCGCGATGTGCAGGGCATAAGTCCATGCCTTGACTTGTGCCTACTGGTAATCCTGATAAGTTTATAGCACTTAATGCCACAACCACCGTATCAGCACCAACCGACAAACAAACATCACAAATCTTTTCGGTAGCCATAAATTACCCCTTAAATTGCATCAGTAAATTCTTCTGTCATGCCGCTAATAAGAACACGACGGTTAGCGGTAGTCACCGCAACTGAATTCCAAAACACAATTCCTTCGCCAGGCTCAAGAATAATTTGCCCTTCATCGCTTTCTGGCATGAAATCCTTCTCGAAAGGATTCCAGTGGCCGCCGCCGCCAGTTACCAAATCCATAGTTTGTACAAATACGCTATACAGTCTTGCGCCAAGCGTGATTGTCATGCCTGTACTTGCTGTTCTAACGTTGGTTATTGGTGCGGCATCAATAGTTTTGCGTTTCGCTAGAGTGATAGCCGCTCCAGATGGCGTTCCTGTATAAGTGAACAGATTGACAGATACCGCGCCAGCTACAAGATCAACAGCAAGTGCAGTGAATTGGCTTTGAATAGTTACCCTATCAATGCCAACTTTTATTCCGCTTAGAAGTGGATTAAATACCCAAAGCAATCCAGTAGTAGTGCCGTTTGATACCGCAATCGGATAAGTAAGAATTCCTGATTCATATCTAGGCTTGCTCAAGTAGTCACGGTCACTCGATAAGACAACAAAGTCCTCGTGCACTACATTCGCACCTTTCGTGCGAGTGCGAGTGCGCTTTCTCTTTCCAGCATTGCCAGTATCTACTGGAAGCTGTATATCCGATTCAACGATTGCCATTATTTATCTCCTTACGCGTTGCCAGCGGTGATGCTGAAGCTGGTGACATTGAAGGGTTGATCGACTGCGAATACAACGTTGTCAACCGTCATAGATCCACCGCCGCCGGTGGTAGTGACTGAGCCTTGCGCTTTACAAGTTACCCCGTCGCTTGCATAGATGCGGAAGTGTCCAGCCGTACCAGCTGCATCAGCGAGCAGGTCTTGCCAGGTGCCGGCCATCGCTTTGGTGCCGCCGGATGAGGCCGCCATCCAATCTGCGGGGAGTGCGACGGTAGATAGCACCGTGCCACTATCTGCCGCTGCCACGTTGGCTGGTTTGGCGCCTGTGCGAATCTTTAAAACTGCAGATGCGCCGATGTTGGTTTCAAATGCATCGTTCATTGCGTCGCGCACGGCGACGGCTAGTTGGAAATCAGCCATTGTTTACTCCTTGCATTTCATAATTGATGATGGTGCGCGTGGCTTCCAAAGTATCTGGATCGCGCTCGATAGTTTGAGTAGCACGGGTTGGGTGTGCCACGACGACTTGTGCGGGTGCGCTGCTGACATGTACATCACCTGCGCGGACTTCTGGTGTGTTGATGGTGGCCTCAAGATTGATACATCCCTCGGGTAAAGAGACGTGCACATCACCCTGCTTGATGTCTACATTGGGCGGCATCACAGTGATGTTTGGCTGGCGCTGTGCCAGCGTGTTGACTTGGTCGCGTAAGTTTTTTAATTCAGCATCCTGCGCGGGCGTACTGCCACTGTTATTTGCGGACAGTTGAGCGGCTGAAGGATTGGCTGCGGGCGGTCCTGCTAGGTTCAATTTCATCGCCTGCATTTCTTCCTCTTCGCGCGCGAGCTCTGCCCAGACTTGTTCGCGCTCCATACCCATCTCAGCGCAGATGCGTGAGCGTGATTTCAGGCCGTTGTTGATAGCCAGTACAGAGGCTTGCAAATCGCCAAGTGGATCTACCCAACCCCAGCGGCGGCCTTGCCATTCATGCGCGGAGAATTTTACAAACTTGGTGGCAGGTAGAGGGAAGCCTGCAGGGCTAGTGATCGCGCCCATGCCGAGTGATAACTGTAGCCAGTCGTCATACAGCGGAATGAGGAAGGCTGATGTAAACCAGTCTTGCAGTTCCATCCAGAATTCACGCTCTTCCAATACGCCTGATCGGATGCTGGAATAGTTCACACCTTCAAGATCATTCGCCAGCCCGTTGTACGCTACCCCGAGAGCTGAAGCTACTGCACGCAGTGCACTCTTAATGAACGCTGGGTAGACATCGTTTGGATACTTTGAATCGAAGTTTTTGATGTCATAACCTTCTGGTAGGGTATCGAATGTGCCAGGTACACTGACTTCGATGGGCGCGCTATTAGTACCTGATCCATCTGTATCTGGCGGCAGGCCGTTGGGACTGACAAAGAATCCTAATGTGTCTGCGCCTTTGCGCGCAGCGATGAGGGCTGATTGATCTAACTCCCCAATGTGGTACAGACGTTCGATGGCGGCATGCATCCACGGCACACCGCGCCGTTGCTCTGGACGCATGGGGATGAAGAAGTGGAATATCTCATCTGCCGGAATGCGCTCTACAACAGGTGCACTTGATGATTGCATGAACGGATCGGCTGGGTGCGCACTGCGAACCCAATAGGCGACTGGTTTGCCGTAGCTGTTGATTTCAACGCCCATGCGCATCATGTTGCCGTTGTCGAATTTGCGCTGGTCTTGCACGAGTAGGCGATCGATGTCGAGTACTTGCAGTGAAAATCCAAACTTATTGATCGCACGTCCGCGTACTTTACGGATCAGCACTTCGCCATCACAGGCCACAGTGCGCATCACCAAGCGGCAAAGTTCGGCAAATGAGAGTTGTCCTGTCACATCACATATGCCACGGCGTGACCATGCTGTGAATGCATCTTCAATAGCCTTTGCGTCGGCTGTGTCTGGCTTGCTGCCGTCCATGGCGCGGTTTTGCAGGGTGAAGCCCTGCCCCACTACGTTCGATGCCACCATACGCACGAATTTTTGGCCGTAGGGGTTGTTCTGTATCAGCTGGCGCGAACGCGCGCGCAGGGTATTGAGCGAGGTGTATAGATCGGTATCTAGACTGGTATTAAACGCATTGAATCCGCTAGTGAGGCGAGAGGGTAGGCCGCCTTGAAAGCTGCGTTGTTGCGCAGTGTGTTTGGCTACACGTTGTGCAAGGTTGCGCTGTGCTTGAATTTGTTCATTCCAATTTTTAAGGATGACGCTGCCAGGCTGTTTAACCCTCTCGGTGTTGTACCAGTTTGCTTGTTTCGCCATAGTTAGAACCTCAGGTAGACCGTGCGGCCACTAGGCAACCCGGCTTTGATACGTTCGGCGCGTTGTTCGCGTGCGACTTCACGCCGCCAGTAGTCGATCTCAGCGATCCATTCAGCACGGGTGGAAAAACGCATTTGACGATCTGCAATCTTGTATTCAAATACGAAGGCGCGCGTGGCAGATGCGGTGACCCAAGCCGCTTCGAGGGCTTCAAGAATCTTGCTTGCGTTGCTACGGGTATCCAGACCACCGGCTTGTGTTGCCCAATTAGCCTTGACTTCGATGCTGCCGGTCTCAATGGTGTAGCGCTCGCCACCAACATTGGTGACAAAGGATTGCCAGGCATAGTTGCCTGCTACATAGTTGGCGCTGACGGAAGCGAGGACATTGATTAGGTGGTCGCTCCCGCTTGCCCCAGCAATGATGTCTAGGTGTCCGGCGGCATTGATCAGTCGATAATTGAGCGTCCAGCCTGAACTAGCTGGGTAGTTTGGAAGGGTCTTTTGCCAGACGAGGGTATCGCCTGCAATGATGGAAGACGGTTCTTGGGTGGGGGGATTTACCATGCCTGCAATTTATGCAGACATCTGCAACATTATCAGGTGGGGATGTTGCGCTTTTTCAAAATTCGATAAACATGCTGGGTGGTAAGCCCAAACTTTTGGCTTAAAAAATGCACGTTGTTTCCTGTGAAACAGCTTCGAATTAGGGTGTCACGCTCTGCGCGTTCCTGTGCGCAGGTAGTTTTGCTTATATAGATGCTTTCACCACCCGCTTCGGCGCGCAGTTGCCGCTCCATTTCCACGGCCACCAACTCTTCTAGCACATTTAAAAAACTATCTGAGCGCACCAAGCGGGCGGCAGCGGTGCGGATCATTCTGCTCATCTTTTTTTGTCCTTGTTTGTTAAATTTTTTGAAATGAATGGCGTCCCTAGTTCGATGTCTCCTTGTTTGACATAGAAACAATTTGGGCAACCTTGCATCCCTAGTTTTATTTGCTTGTCGATGCTTTCCTTACCAAAACCTGCTCGCAGTTGGTCTATCCACTCCGCTATGTCTGGCATCACTTCGCGCATGGGTTTGTTTTTACTCATCGCGGAAATCTATCTTTTGACACTACCATTGGACGATTGCGCGTGCTGGGTTGGGCGGCATGTGTGGTTTGTTTTTCAACTGTCAAGGTAGGCTTGATGGTTGGCGTTATTTCAATAGGCTCCAGCAGCTTTTCCAAGCGCTGCCAATATGCCGGATCAGGGCGGCCAGTACGCCCACGCCCGATGTTGATCTCGCGATGTTGCCCTACCGCCCAGGCATAGACCTTGGTGTCTAATGGCTCGTTGCGCTTAAACTTCGCGCCTAATTTTTGGATGTAGCGTTTTTTCTCTGGGTCATATGTTTCCGAAAGGAGGCCATTGAAATACTCATCGTTCAGCCCTTGCGGGAAATGGAACACGCGCTCGGATTCACTACGCTCTGAATCGGCAGCTAGGTGCGCATAGATAAAATCCTTGCAATGTTCGGTGCCAACGTTCCATACGCAATAGCCGCGCTTCACTACCTGCCCACGATAGGTTTTGGTTGGATAGCTTCCAGTCTGTGCAATGGCGCGTCCCATGCGCGATGTTGATCCTTGTAGTGAGTAGACTGGAAGTGTCAGCGTGGTACGCATAACGAAGTTCTTGACCTGCTCGGTACGGTGTCCGCGTGAGTCAATTCCCGCAGCGCGATACTTCATCGTCATGCCATAGCTGTTCACTAGCGGAGTATTTAGGAAGGCTTCAAGTTGGTTCCACACATCGATGTCGGTGGTATTGCCTTGTAGCTCAAACCAATTGATCACCCAATGTTTTCCATCTGCGCCCCACCCTAGCACCTGCACAGCAAGCCAGCTATCTTGGGTATCAATTCCGACAGTGATGGCGAGACAGCCGGGTGGGATGGTGCCGAGTTCGTATGGCTCCGCACGCTTGGCTAGTTCATGCGGTTTTAGCTTGTCGCTTTGGTCTTCCCAGCACTGTCCTAGGTTGCCGTTGATGAATGGTTTAAGGGTAGTTGGGTCTTTGCATACGCTCCTAAATTCGCGTACCAGGTCAAGCCATGAAGGGCCAAGCCCAATGGGCGCGTAGAGTGCGCTGATATGGTAGCCACGGCGCTCGACTTCCGGTGCTTGCGCAATCCATACACCAGCTGCCAACATCTTCGGCTTGTCATGCTCGCGGATAGTGGCAGAGCATTCTGTGCAGATGTACCAAGCCTCAGTGAGTTGTACATTTGCTTGCACATGCTTCCAGTCCAACACCAATAGTTCGCCACAATGAGGGCAGGCAACATGATATTGACGGCGATCACTGGCTTCATATTCTCGCTCGATCAGTGATGCGCCCTTGATGGTCGGGGTGCTGGCCAAGAGCAGTTTATATCGCGGGAATGCTTTGACGCGGCCACGTGCCAGGCCGACGGGATCACCTTCGTCTCCAATGCGGTGTGGGAAACGGTCTAGATCGTCAAGCATGAGGAAGCGCACCGACTTTTGCGCGTAGCTATTGGGTGAGTTACCGCCTGCAAGAAATAATATCCCGCCGGGGAAGTCGATCATGTCTTTGCTATTCGCCGCATCACGCGAACGGATTCCGCCCAATATGTCGCGTACGGTGGGTGTGTCAGTCATTAGTGGGTTGAGCTTCTGTGCCTTCCACATGTCGCGCGCTTCGATGGTTGGCATCAATACCATCGCCGCTGAGGGTGCATGGTCGATGATGTAGCCAAGCCAGTTAACCGACATTTCGGTCACGCCGACCTGCGAGGATTTCATGATCACCACCTCACGCACCGGTGAATGGATTGACAAGCAATCCATGATCTCGCGCAGCATTGGGTTGCGCGAGGTACGCCACTTGCCAGACTCGCCCGACTGCTTGCTGGAGAGGATGCGATGGCGGTCAGCCCATTGAGATACCAACAGGCGCTCACGCGGACGCACGGCGCGTGCCACGACTTCGGATATAACGGCGCGGGCGGAAAGGTTGAGGGTAGCGTTCATGCGCTCATCTTTCCAATCTTGAGCGATAGGTCACCCAGTAGTTGTTCGAAGGTATCCACCAGCACCGCGCGAATCTCATCCGCGTCAGTCAGTGGCACCAGTTCATGAGCTAGGCGATCAGGTAAGGATTCCAGCGCAGCGCGGAAGGTAGCGCCAAGGTCATTGGCGAATAGGCGTACCTCGGCAGCATCTAGCAGATTCTTGCGCATCGTGGCCAGCTCGATCTCAGCCATCTCAGCCTGTGCAATCTCCTTTCGTGTTTTAGCGTCGTTAAAGCTCTCGGATACTGTTGGTGTAGCTTGGGTATCGCCCATACCCATTGTGCGCTTCTGGACAGCCTCCTGACGCGTTGGGTCGGCTGTTTCTTTGATTCGTTGCAGCGACAACACGACAT